AAAAATTAAGATAATTACATAGTTCAAAATTTTTTCTTTTTTATGTGCATACTTATAAACAGCAGGAGAGGTGGCTGAGTGGTCGAAAGCGAACGACTCGAAATCGTTTAATAGGTAACTATTCGTGGGTTCGAATCCCACCCTCTCCGTAAATTTATGGTTTCTGGAAGTCCTAAAAATAAATAAGAGGGCATTAATGAGCCCTCTTCGAGTCTGAAGCACCTCGCTGTCCACAAAGTCGATGAAGTGCTTTTGACTTCTGAATTATTTCTACTCCTACTGAATGGGAAAAGATAGTCGCGACAACCACAAAGCACTAATACTCTGGTATTAATACTCTATTAATTTCAGTTGAATAGGAGGATAATTAAGGAGTAGAGATATAGGAGGTTTTATGTTTATGAGACTTACCACTCCATTTACTGCCTTTAGAAATGCGACTTCAGATATTTGGAGAATGCATGATTTTAATTATCAACTACCAAAAGATCAAAGACTAGATTATTGGGAAAAAGAATGTATAGACCACCCAACAAGTTCTCATTGCAAAGTTTACTAAAGCTAATATAAACTCAAGAGGTTAAAAGGCCCTTTTGAGGGTCTTTTCTTCTAAGTTAGTAGATATTCTTTTAGTATAAAAATAAAGAAAATATGACTATTAATAATTTAATATCTAAATATGATTGGCAATACATCCTAAGCGCATCTCTTTTAATTTTAGTTTTTATACTTACAGATTTAATTGGAGTTATTGATAAAGAATATTTTTACTTTGTACCAAAATTAATTAGTGATCAACCTTATAGGATTTTTACATCAATCCTAGTTCATGCAGATTTAAATCATTTATTATCAAATATTGGTGGAATAATCATTACTAGATATTTTTTGATGAGACTTGGAATAGAAAGCAGATTTTTTTATCTGAAATTTATTTTAATTTTTTCTTTTTTGAATTTTTTTATTATCTGGGTTTATGAAAAGATTTTATTGTACTTTCTTAATTTCTATCCCAACTATGCCGCTTTAGGATTTAGTGGAATAATTTATGCTTTATTTGGCTTCTTACTTTTAACATCTTTTTATGGAAAGAGTCACTTTTTAGGCAAAAAAATTGGTTTAAAATCCAATTACGAAGTGCATAAAATGTCAAAGACAATATGCTTTATAGGATTAATTTTTTCTTTCTTAGAATCAATTCTTTCTTTACCTCTCTTCTCAACTTCCTCCATGAAGTTCTGTTGCATCTCTAGTTTTTCTTTAAGAGATGTTTTCTTCAACTCTAGAGTTCTAACTGCATCTTTTTTATCTCTTATCTTATCTCGAATAATATTATTCATTGCTGAGAATATCTTGATATCTAAAAGATCTTCAATAACCTCTCTTCGATTTGAACCTGATAGTTGCATGAATGGAACAAATGTACTACTACCCAGTATGACAATTTGTGTGAATGACTTATAATTCATCTTCACAACATTTTGTTCTAACCATTTCTGTTGATCATTAGCAGCAGAAGATTGATTCATCATCTGTCCATTACGATGAATCTCAAATACATTTGGTTTGATGCCTCTACGAATAAACCAATCTGTTGAACCTATTGTAAAGTCAAGTTCAACCATACAATCTTTTTCATTTGTAGCGTTTACAAGTTGAGATTTATTAATCTTGCGAAAAGGTTTATTAAACAGAACAAAAGTTAGTGCATCTAACATGGTAGATTTACCAGCACCGTTTGTTCCAATAATTACTGTATTGGATTTTTTATTAAGATCTATCTCTGTCCACTGATTACCAGTAGACAGCAAGTTACGCCATTTTATCTTTTTGAAACAAATCATTCTTTGGTGGAACCACGATATCGTCTGGTCTAATTATATTATACATGTAATCGTGCATTTCGCAAGCTCTCATTGCCACGAAATCATCTATCTCTATCACACTCATCTCTGGATAATCATCTTCAACTGATATTAAGTCAGCGTATCTATCTGCATCATCCTCTTCTTCAAACATCAAGAGAACTTTATCTCCATCATCATTCTCGATGGAGAAAGCACCGTCCTCTTCAAATCCCTTAACCGCTAAGATAAACATTACTCAACCTCACAGGCCTCCCGATAAACGTCTTGAAGTATTTCTGTAATCACAGATTTATCTAAGTCAACTTCAGACTCCTGTATATATCTATTTAATAAAGATATTGTATCTTCAGATTCGTCTGCTTCAAACTCTTCCCCTTCTGTAAAATCAAAGTTCTCAACAATCTTAAGTTCCGCTAGATTTGATGAGTAAAGTTTATCAATATACTTTTCAAATTGTTTTGGATCTGATTTCTTGCGAACAATCACCTTTAATATTTTTTGGTCATACTTTGTAATATCCAACATTTGATGAGGTGTATCCTCATAATATAAATTATGAAAAAGTTGATATGGATTATTGACTGGTGTATGTTCTAAAGTATCTGTATCAAATAAATGAAATCCACGATTGCGATCATTGACATCATTCCAATACATTTCATATGGATTACCTAAGTAAAATATATTTTCTTTATTTGATCTCATATGATAATGTCCAGAATAAACTTTATCAAACTTATCAAAAATATTTGAATCCATTCCATGTTCCATGAAATGTCCACGAGTTGCCATGAAACCATTTAGTTCAAGATGACCCATGACACATGGAGAATCACTTTCCTCTATCAACTCAAATGTTTTATCTTGATTCTCAGCATTAATCCAAGGCACAAATAAAAATTTTGTCTTATCAATTCTAACTTCTTCAGTTTCTGGATATATTTTTACATTGTCATACTCTCTCAAGAAAAGTCCAACACCTGTCAAATCATTTGTATTTTTGTAATATGCTGTATGATTACCTATAATTGTATGAACAGTAATACCTAGCTCCGCTAGTCTATCATAGTAATGATTCATTGCCCATTCCAATGACACAAAATCTACACCCTTACGACTATCAAAGGTATCTCCCATATCTACAATAGTTGTAATACCTTCTTTAATTAAAGTTGGAAAGAATATATCTTCGTAAAATTTTAAAAAGTAATCGTGAAATAATTTTGAGTTTTTTCTCGCACCAAAATGTTGGTCTGTAATAATAGCAATCTTCACTGATAATTCATCCTTGTTTGCACTGAGTCTTTAATTTGATTATAATCAGAACTGGTGCCTGTCATATCACCATCAACAGTGAACACTTCTTCATAACCAGATCTTTCAATAATTTTAGTTTTAATTTCTAATTGTTTCTTTTCTTTTTGTATTCTTCTAAGAAATGCATAGTGTATAATTTGTGTAAAGTAAGCAAAAGGATTCTTAGATTTTTCTGGATTAAAATTATTAATATACTGAACACAGTTCTCAATACCATCACATACCATATCATCTTTGAACATATAGTTTACAAAGTTAGGTTTGAAAGATAAGTGAGTTGCAATCTTGAGAAAACACTCTCCAAGATAATTTGTAATGCGAGGTTTTGCTTCACCTCTCTCTGCAGCCAAGGCGACCTTCTCTTTGTATTCGACGATAGCGGCGAGGAACTCTTTATTATTTACATAATGTTCCGATCTTTTTCTTGCCATGAAGTGTTTTGATAGTGTTCATTCATAACATTATTATACACTATAATCAAACGCTTGACAATACCCTAAAAAACAGTTACAATAACTCTGTAAGGGTTCAAAGGAAGGGATTAGCTATTCTTAAAGATATTCTCTAGGCTCTTACGAGCATCTTTAACATTAGATATGTAACCCATTTCTTTTGTCATCTTTGGATTTGGTTTTTCCATAGGAGGTTCAGTTTCATAATATGCTTTTACAAATCTATTATATGCTTTAATTACATCTTCGTCAGAAACCTCACATGTAGTAATAACGTTACTCATCTCCACTATATATGTTTGTTCCCGACCTGTTTTTATCCAAGGTTCGATTTTAATAATACTGACTCCTGGCTTTCTTGTAAAACTAGAGTGACCAACCATCGCAGGGCAGTCTAAAGATATGACATCAAGTTCTGGTGAAGGTTTAATTTTTGCAATAATTTCTTCACCTGTTTTTAATTTTACAACTGCTAAAAATTTATCTGACATTTTTTTAAAGGTATCGTAAGCATTTCATAATTAAAGTTTTCCTCGTTATAAATCTTAACTCTCTCCATCATATGATTTAAAGTATAGTTTTTAGAGGATCCGTATGTAATATCATCGGCAATATCAAATAGGGTTGCTTTTATTTTGTTGTCTCCTTTTCTTAGAACTCTTCCTATGCTTTGTAAGTTTCGTATTTTTGATTTGTTTGGCGTTGCGAATATAACGTTGTGAAGATTCTTAATGTTAATTCCTGTTGAGAAGGTGCCGTATGAGGCAATAATAATTGCATTGTTTTCTTTTTCTGTAATTGTCCGAACTTCTTCTCTATCCTCAGTATCAACTCCTCCGTGAACAAAGAAACATTTTCTGTTTTCTTCTTTACTCTTATTTATGAGATCAAATAAAGGAAGTCCATGTGTCTCAACTCTTGTATATAATATGAGTGTATTACCTTTTTGATCAAGAGTGAGATTCTTAATAAAGTTATTTCTCTGTGTATGTGTGATTAGATATTGTATTTCATCCTCATAGTTCTCAAACTTTCTTGCTGGATGTTTGAGTGTTAGAACTTTGATATTAAGTTTTGATAGATATCCTTTCTTCATCAACTCATCTGTACGAATAATCTTATATGTAGGGCCAAATAATCCTTCTAACACCCACTTATGTGTTTGAGTTCCATCAAGTGTTCCTGTAAAACCGTATCGATATTTACAATCAAGCATCTTTGTCATGATACTTACTAGAGATTTTGATTTAAATAGGTGTGCTTCATCTCCAATCACTACATCAAAGTTATTAAAATACTTTCTATCGAGTTTGTAGATTGACTGCCATGTAGTAATCGTAACACTATCATCACTAATCTTATCTCTTCCAGCGTAGACACGATGACAATATTTTTCAACATCCCATCCATAATCTTCAAAGTCTTTATACATCTGTTCAACAAGAGATGTAGTTGGAACTACAATTAGTATTCTACGTTCATGTTCAACATGATATCTTGTGATAGCATATATCATCAATGACTTACCAGATGCAGTTGGTGATAGTAATAACTTACGATTATGTCTCAGTGCATCATGAATACCCATGATTTGATATGGTCTTGGTTTGTGTTTTGATATGCTCTTTACATAATCTGTTATACCCTCTGGTGATATCATTTCATTCTCTTCAAGTGGTAAACCGTAAAATTTACTACCTTCAAACTCATAAGTGTATCCTTTACGATTACAAAATGATATGACTCGATCTACAAGTCCAGTATAAATCTCATTCTTTCTCATATCATAAAGTCTTATCTTTCCATCCCAATACTTATTACGATATTGTGGCATAAACTTGGCGCCAGGAACTTCAAATGTAAAATGATCTGAAAGTTCATGATACACATATTGTTCCGAGTCTATCGTAACAAAGACTTCGTTTTTATTTTTAATAATTAAGTGGGGCATGTAAATCCAGCTTGGAATTTATGCCATTCAATTGAGTTTTTAATCTGATATGTACGATTTGATATTTGTTTGAGAATACTTTCCGTATAATTTATCATTACGTCATAGTATTCAACTTTTAGATTTGCATCTGATACTCTGTCATCAGCATCCATATATCTAATCAGTGCGTCTTTATCTCTGACCTTCTTCGTAAATGGTTCTTTTTCATACACTTCTGGGTCTGCCTTACCAGAATAGTATTCATATCTTTCATGACGAACACTCTTTTGTATCTTCTGAGCTTTCGTTCGTAATAAAATTAAATTATTCAATATCTCATGATATTTTGAATGCAGTTGAGGAACCTTAATTGATTCTTCATGCATATTGTCAATATCAATCTTACAGTCCTCTTGCCACATGGACTGAATCTTATCAAGATTTATCATGTAAAATTATTTTTTGGGATAATTATCTATTCTAACACCATTTGGATCAGTTATGTTAAATATTGTATATTTAAAAGTCACCTCTGCTGTAAAATAGCTATAGTCACGAGTTGTGACATCAAAATCTAATGTTGACAGTGATATCGGAAATGCATCTTTAAAATTTACCAAGACACTAGGTTTGTAATTACTGTTTAAAATCTGTAATGTAGCATCTGAAAATTCAAAATAACGAGGATCCCCATCATCACTTGCGGAGGCATTAGTTCTAATATCATCTTTTTTCAATTGTGAAAATTGACCTATAGATTCTGGAAATCCAAGACCAGTTATCCACTTGTAGATTGCAAGATAGTTCTCCATCTTTTCATCTACTAAAAAACGAACGTTTAAATCATCATACAAAACCTTATCTCCAGGCACAGGAATATCCTTCAAATAAGTGGGTTGAACAGCAGTTCCCATGCTTATTTGAGGTATGTTCGCAGATTGGCAAAGAAAATCAACCTTTGGTGTTTTAGTTAGAATCAACTTAAAACCAAGAGGAGACATGTAGTTCCTGTTGGCTATTTGTTTGTCAAAGGGTGATACTGAATCAGTCATTTACTTTTTGCAATTTTTTGATTCTCTTAGCGTAGAGAATCCCAGCGGGTGAGTATAAAATTGGATTTTTCTTTGAT